TCAACCCTGGCCAGTCGAGCCCCCTCACGCTGCGGCCCCCGCCGGGTTGAAGGCGCGCGCCAGCAGCAGGCCCGCGACGCGCGCGGCCTCGACCGCGCCGCCCTCGATCTCGGCGCCGAGAAGGGCCGAGGCGGGCAGCGGATGCCCGCCGCCATGCAGCCCGGCCAAAAGCAGCGCCATCACGTCGCGCGCGCGGAAGGCGCCGGTCTCGAACCGCTCGACCAGCGCCAGCAGCGACTCGGCGCCCAGCGCCTCCTCCAGTTCCGCCAGCGCCCCGAGGGTGAGTTTCAGGACCCGCCGCTCGCCATCCAGCACCAGCGCCACCTCCCCTGCCATGGGATTGACCATCAGACAGGCTCACCCGGATCGGGCATTTCCGGGGGCTGATCGCCGCCGTCGCCCATGTAATCCTCGGGATCGGGCGCGAGCGGGGTCGCGGCGACGAAATCGAGCGCCCCGGCCGAGGCCATCGACATCTCGAACGTCGCCTCACCGTTGTAGCTGCCCGCATATTCGAGGGCGGTGATCTGGAACGGCCCTTCGACGATGCCGAAATCCGGGATCACCACCTGAAACTCGGGGATCTCGCCGTTGAAGAAGACCGCGCGGGCCCGTTCATCCGTCGCCGCATCCCGGAACACGCCCGAACCCGAGAGGCTGGCGGCCTTGACCCCGGCCCCGGCCAGCAGCTCGCGCCAGCCGCCCGCGCTGTCGAGGCTGGTCACGTCGACCGTCTCGGCGTTGAAACTGATCCGTGTGGCGCGAAGGCCCGCGATGGTCTCGAACAGACCGGCCCCGGTCATGTCCATCTTGATCAGAAGATCCTTGCCGCTTTGCACAGCCATGCCGGCCACTCCTTTGAAAGTTTGTCAGATCTCGATCCGCACCCGAAAGCGCAGGTCGATGCGGCGCACGGTGTTGCCCTCGGCCCGCCGGGCCTGCGCCTGATGGAACCAGATCGCCACGACCCGGCCGGGGGCGAGCGCCGGCTGGGCGCCCGGCAGGATCTCGGCGATCCGGGCGGCGGCGGCCTTGGCGGTGGCAAAGCCAGCCGCGTCCGAAACCACCTGCACCAGCACGCGATGCTCGGCGCCCGCGCCCGTCACGTCCGAGCGGTCGATCGCCTCTTCCTCGCCGATCACGCCATAGGTGCCCTGCGGCGTGCCGGGCGGCGGCGCGTCGAAGATGCCGCCCGGCAGAAGGGCCGCCAGTGGCATGTCGGCGGTGAGCAGGGCATAAAGCGCGGCCTGCAGCGCGGCGGTGGCTTGATAGCTCATGCCGGAACCTCCTCACGCGCATGGCAGACCAGAAAGGCCCCCGACGCATCCGCCTCGCTGACCGCGAGCAGGGCGAAGACCCGGGCGCCCTCGGTCAGGCGCTGGCCGGGGCGGGGGCGCTGCGGACTGCCCTGGGGGGCGGCCCGCAGGAAGATGCGGAACAGCATCCGCCCCTCGGGCGCGATGGCGCCCCGGCGTTCCGAGCCCGTGCCCGCACGCAGTTCGCACCAGAGCGTGCCCAGCGCGGACCAAGTGGTCGTGTAGCCGCCAGCCCCGTCGGGGGTGGCGAGGGGTTCCTGCAGCACCATCGGCCGCGTCAGGGCGTAGCTCATCAGCGATGCCCCCCGGCCGTCACCCGGAGCGGCATCCAGCGCGCCAGAAGCGCCGCCACCGGGCCGGGGATCGGTTCGGCGCCGGTGCGGCCCTCGTAGAATTGCGCGGCCAGCAGCAGCACCGCCTGTCGCAGATCGTCAGGCACCGCGTCCCAACCCGCACCGAAACCGGCGGTGAAATCGACCTCGACCCGCCCGTTCGCGGGCACCCCCGGCAGCACCGCCCCGGTGGCCAGGATCGTCGGGCGGTGGGTATCCGCGACCAGCCGCCAGCTGCCCGGATCGGCGGTTTCCGTGCCGCCCCCGGCCTCGACCAGCGTGACCGAGGCCACGGCCGAGACCGGGGCCACCGGCAGCGCCTGCACATCGGGCCAGCGCCAGCGCGGCAGGATCAGCCGGAAGCCGCGCGTCAGAAGCGCCTTGCCCGTGCGGGCCTCGATGGCGGCGATGGCCGCGCGCAGATACTGGATCAGCAGGGCGTCGCCCGTGGCCTCGTCGGCAAAGCCGGTGCCCAGCCGCAGATGCGCCCGAAAGGCCGCCACCGGCAGGGCGCCGTCCGCAACGCTGCTGGTCTCAATCAGGTCCATGCTCGCCTCCTGAATATCCCTGTCCCGGATGACCGGCCCCTGAAGAACGGCGCAGGCACACCCCCGCACCGCTCGCACGGAGGGGGAGCAGCCGGACGATGCGGGGTGTCGGCCTTCTGACCAGTCCGCGCGCCTGCGCCGCCATCGGTCCGGCCCCGGAATCCGGGACCGGGCCAATTCCGCACCGCTTACGAGGCGGCGAATTTCAGCAGTTTGATCGCCGCGAAATCGGTGACATCGCCGCCGACGCGCTTGGTCGCGTAGAACAGAACATGCGGCTTGGCGCTGAAGGGATCGCGCAGGACGCGCAGATCGGGGCGCTCGGCGATGGTATAGCCCGCGCGGAAATCGCCGAAGGCCATGGCATGGGCATTGGCCGCGATGTCGGGCATGTCCTCGGCGATCAGCACCGGATAGCCCATGAGCCGCGCGGGTTCGCCCGCCGCCAGACCGTCCGACCACAGGAAGCGGCCGTCCGCGTCCTTCATCTTGCGCACCGCGCCCGCGGTCTTCGAATTCATCACGAAGACCGCGTTGGCGCGGTAGCCCGCATCCAGCGCATAGACCAGATCGACGATGGCATCGGCCGGGTTGGTGGCGGCGAAATCGCCCGCGGCGCCGGTCGCGACATAGCCCAGCTCGCCCCAGGTCTCGGTCCCGTTGGCCACGATGTCATGGTCCAGGAACCCGCGCGGCTGGTCGGTGCCGCTGCCGCCGATGAAGGCCGCGGCCTCGGCGCGGGCGAATTTCGCCGCGATCCGCTCGGCCAGCCAGCCCTCGACGTCGAAGGCGCTGTCTTCCAGCAGCCGCTGCGACGCCTTCGGCATCGCGCTCAGCTCGTGCAGCTTGATGGAAATGCGGTCGATGGCCGCCGTGCCGGTCTCGGTCAACGTCGAGGCCTCGTTCTCCCAGCCCGAACCGACGTCGCCGTGATCCACCAGCACGTCGAACGACCCCGCCTCGACCTGCACGACATTGGCGATGGCACGGATCGAGGCCGCGGCGTCCAGCACCGCATGGATGCGCGCCGAGGTCTGCGGATCGACCAGATAGCCGCCTTCCGCGTTGACCGAGGTGACAAGGCCCTTGCCCTCCAGCGTCAGGCCCCGCAGCGCCTCGTCGTCGCCCTGGCGCAGATAGGCGTCGAAGGCCTTCAGATGCAGGCCCTCGCCCGCGTCAGCCTGCGCCAGCACCGGGCGCGCCGTCTTGGTGGTGAATTTGCGGTCCAGCATGGTCAGTCGCTCGTCCTGTTCTTTCAGATTGCCCATCACATCGGCGCGGAAGGTCTTGATCTCAGTCACGAACCCTTCCAGAGCCGCCTTCAGCTGCGCCGCTTCGTCGCCGGGCGCCGCGCTCTTTTCCTCGCCCGCATGGTTCCGGCCGGGAAACTCGCTCGTCATCGCATCCATCCTTTCATGGTTGCCATTGCGCGGGCTCCCGACAGGCAACCCGCCCCATCCGCGAAGGGCCGGAACCCCGCGCGTCGTTCCTGTTGTCAGCCCCTGAGCGCCTGCCGCGCCGCGTCGATGCCGCGCGCGAACTCGCCCAGGAGGCCGGTGTCGGATTTGGCCGAGGCCCGGGCGACGGGCAGCATCGGGAAGGTCACCAGCGAGACCTCCCACAGCTCCAGCTCGATCAGCTTGCGCCCGCCCTCGGGCAGTTTCTCGGCCCGGATCGTGCGGTAGCCGATGCTCAGCCCATCCACCGCACCCGCCGCCATCAGCGCCGCCGCCTCGCGCGCCTTGGCCACCTCGGTCAGCAGGCGGCCCTTGACGCGCAGCCCCTGCGTGTCCTCTGCCACCTCGTCCCAGACCCCGATGGGCTGGCCCTGGTCGTGCTGCCAGAGCATGCGCACCCTGCCCCCCGCCGCCGCCATCCGCTTCAGCGAGGCCGCATAGGCGCCCGGGATGACGACATCGCCGCCCCGGTCGCGCACCCCGAAGACCGAGGCATAGCCCTGGATGACCGAGCCCTCGGTCAACACCACGCCCGGCGCGCCGGGGGCGTGAAATTTCGTCTCGAGACCCTGCATGAATTCTCCTCAGAACTGCGTCGCCAGGAAGGCCAGCGCGCCATGCACCACCACGCCCGAGGCCACGCCGTAGACCGCGAGCCAGAGTCGTTTCTCCAACCGCTCCAGCGCCTCCTCGATCCGGGCCAGCCGGAATTCGAGGCCCGCGCGGCGTTCCTCGTCCACGCGCTCCTGCGCGTCGATCCGGGCTTGGGCGAGGTCGAAACTGTCGTAGAGAAAGCGCGATCCGCCGATCGTCTTGCGCTGCGGGCTGGCCATCGCCGCGGCCCCCTCATGCCGACCGGGGCGGCAGGCCCAGCATGGCGCGCTTCTCGGCCTCGGTCAGGAAGTCGGCCTCGGCCACCCGGCGCCAGACCGCCTCGCGCTCGGCCGCCAGCGC